AAAGATGATAACCAAGAGGTGAGTCATGGCAGGTAAAGGCGACAAACCTCGCCCCGGGACTTACAGCCAGGAGTATCGAGATAACTGGGACAGGATATTTAACAAGAAAAAGAAAAAGGAGAGCAAGGATGCTAATAAAAATTCAAGTAAGTGAACAAGAAGTGCAGCTCATCATTGATGCGCTCGCAGAGCATGGCAAACCATTGGTCAATAAACCCAAACAAAACTCTGAGGAGAAAAGAAAGCTGCGCTCAATTGAGAATATTATTCACCAATTATGGCTGGGAAACCAAAAGTAACTATGGTAAAAATGGGACACAACTATAGTAAATATGTCCCAAACTATAGTAAAAATGTCACACAACTATGGTAAAACTTACCATAATATCCATAACATAACATATGTTATAGGGTGGTGAAATGCTAAACGCATTTACACCCCCCAAAATGAGAGAGTAAATGAGAAGAAAAAACGAACATGATAAATACTGGTGGCTAGTGCCAGGTGAAGTTGATAATGGGCGCGAGAGTGGGCTAGTTCCACTCTCACTCGCGCGGGCGAGTAAAGACTTTAATAAGTTGCGTAATATTGTCTGGAAGTGGTATCGCTGGGAGGTAGCTAAGAGAACTGATCTGAGCGCGAGTGCGAAAATTTTTGGTTGGTCACTGGTGGAAAGATGGCGATATGAGACTTTTAGTTCGCACGATGCGTTGAACTACTATACGCAGATGGTGGGACTGAATAGAAAAACCTGTGGGCGGGCGTTGCAGGAGTTGAGCGATAAGAACTTAGTGTGGATCGTGTTAGAGGATGAGAAAAAGCGATTAAAGAAAAGCCAGGCGCGAGGGCGGAAACATTTTCTGTTGGTGGGCCTAGGTCACTATTTGGGGGAAGGAGAGTAGCAACCTATTCAATGGCCCGTGTTTTATAAAATAACTTTTCCGTTTTTCAGGACTTTACCCATCTTGTGTCCGTTGTAGGATATCAAAAGCCAATTGCCCTCGCTGTCTTCTTTGGAGTGTTTTCTGCTTGGGTATTCTAATTCACCCTTGAGACCATAGACACTTCTCATGTGTCCTATGTATTTATATTCTGCTATTTCGTATGACATTATCTATTCTCCCAATGTTTAACGACTAACCATAATATTAGCACTACAGATAACCAAATCAAAAAGCCGATGCCAAAAATGTATCCTATTATCTCAATCATTTCTAAAATATCTACCAAATGAACTTATAAATAAATGTCTACGCATAGGTTTATTTTGGGTTGTCTTAGGTCTACCAGATTTACTGATATTAGTTACTACTCTTCGACCACTTGCATAATCAAGCTGTCGGTAATCTTCTATATCCTGATTCTTTTCATGCTTTTGAAAGTAATAACAAGTAAGAGTGGTATCCATTCTTTCTTCCAAAGTTTCCTGTCTTCGTTTTTCTACTTTATCGGTATGCTGTGTCATTTTTTCACCTTAGTTGGTTTAACAATATTTAAAAGATGGTCAACAATTATCATGTTATCGCCAAAAGATGTTTTACCTATTCCTCCTTTACCATAAATAACTCTTGGTACTTTTTTACTGCCCGGACAAGTAGTCCATCTTTTTATATTGCTTAAAGTATATGGTGCGTGGTTTTTCTCTTTACTCATTTTTTTACCTCATAAAATTCTGATGCTTTAAACTCACTCCAAGCTAAAAAATTATTCTCATCAACAATAAATTTTTGTTTGGATCGATTGGCTGCCAACCAACCAATTTTTACTTTTCTTAAAATAATTCCATTTCTTTTTGCTGGATTAAGTGTGCGAGGGTTTTTAGGTCTTCTTTTCTCTGGTCGCGCATCATAGGTGACACTTACTCCTGGCTTTATCTGTTGATAATCTAAATATTTATGGTTTATTATTTTATAAACCCATTTTTTAAAAGTTTTTATTACCTTTTTAAAAGTTCTTATTATCCTCTTAAAAGTTTTTGTTATGTTCATTGTATTGTGTGGCCCTCAGTTTCATCTCGATCATTAAAGATTAATAACCTATCTTGGTTAAAAATTAAACCCTCATATAAAAAGTTAATTTTCTCTAAACTTTCTTCTTTGGGCGCTGTTCCATTGGCTATATCTTCTTTCAGATCTAACACTACATAGCTTAAATCTGCCAAGTCTGATACTACCTCTTCAATTGTTTTTGTAATTATATCGTTGCTCATTTCATCTCCTTAGTTTTATAGTTTTTTAAAATTGATTTGTTTTTATTAATAATGTCTTGGAACTGTTTATCACTAATTCCAAGCTCGGTTAGAACCTCAAGGGCCTTAGGATTAATCAAGGCGTTGAAGTGTGGATGCGTTAAGATCTTGTTGATTGCCTCATGTTCTTGGCGATTGATCTTTGGTTTTCTAAAGTTGTAGTGTGTGACCGACATTACGCTATCTCCTTTTGTTTTGCTCTACGCTCTCGCGCACCCTTGTTGTTGGCTTGTCTTGTGTTCTCGTTCTCCCATGCAAACCATTTCTCTATCAGAGCTGTCTTTAATTCAGCTTTGGTAAATGGCGTGTCGTTGGTAAGTATCTCGATGTCATTTGGTTTAATGATCTTGGTTTTATAACCATGCCAAATTTCTCGCTTGAGTTTAAAGCTGCAATTACGATTGTAGTAAACATGAACTTGAGCATTGTTTCCCCAAAAGTTGTCCGGGTCTTTCCAATCATTTGACCAACTACTGTTGTGTTCACCTTCGTTTAAATAAGTCTTTATATCTTCCATTACATTACTCCCTTAATAATGATTACCAGAGCCAACACAGTCGCTATGACAAAGATTAAGTTCTCAGTCATCTCACGAGCTACATCAGTCCATGGTTTTGGTTGTTGTGGTTTATGCAGTTTATGTGCAAAGTCTTTCATTTATCTCTCCTATAAAATGAATTGGTTATACCACGAAAGCCGAGCATAAAACTCGGCTAGTGGATTGTGAGGAAATTAAATGGTTTTGTATTCCTCTTTGTTATCTGTGAGTTGGTTGATCCTAACTCTTTTAACAGAGTTCATTTTTTCTTCTTTATCAGACCACTGTAAAGTTCTAATATGATTTTCTGCTTCCTCTTTAGAGTTAGCCATAACCTCAAAGTCACATCTTAAAGTTAGTGTTGATTCTATGTAGTATTTATTTTGCATTTATCTCTCCTGTTTAAATGTTAGTTTTTATTTGCTACAAGTTTATTCTACATTAATGAATACACGATGCAACTCTTTTCTACACTAATACCTAATTAAGTATGTCAAAATCTATAGGGGATTGATGCTATATCAAGTAGAATTTTCGTATGGCAGACAAAGATTATAGTTACTTAAAGGGTCGAGCTGGTCGTAAACGGATAAAATTTACGGAAGAAGACTACCTCAACATCGAAAAATGGAGTGGTAATGGACTTTCAGAAAAACAAATAGCAGAGCTTTTGAATACATCAACTTCCACCATATCTCGCAGGAAGACTGAATTAGGAAGATTTGATAAAGCCTTAAAGAGAGGAAGAGCTAAATCAATTGCTGCGGTGACCAACGCACTTTACACTTCAGCTCTCGATGGAAATACTACGGCCCAGATATTTTTCCTTAAGAACCGGGATAGTGGTTCCTGGATGGACAGAGCCGAGGTTCAACATAACCTAAATCTTGCTGAAGTCTTGGATTCTGCAAAGAGTCGTGTGATCGAGGGCAAAGTCGTAGAAGATCAGCTAGATTCACAGCGTGTCCTTTCAGAGGACTTGTTGCCAACTAAAAATACGAGCTAGGCGTGGGAACTCTCTCATCTCCCTTACTGTATCCATGTCACGACCGGGCAGCTCGGCAAGATCTACTCTCCGATTTTGCAACCCCCCCGGTCACTTTTTCGGCGGGGGCTAAAAATTTAGAACACTTGCACTAAAATTTTTTAATTTTTTTTATGAAATAAAGGGAGATAAATATGATTGAACTACCAAACAAAAAATATAATGTAATTGTCGTTGATCCGCCTTGGTCAATAAAAAAGGTTACACACAAAGCAAGACCAAACCAAACCAAAATGGATTATCCTGTGATGAGCCTTGACGATATAAAAAAAATGAATATTAAAAATTTAGCAGAGGATGATTGTTGGTTGTTTTTATGGACAACTCAAAAATATTTATTTGATGCAAAAGATGTGTTAGAAAGTTGGGGTTTTAAATATCTTGTAATGGGTGTTTGGGAAAAAACTTACGGAAAATCTGCTGGTATGCCTTTGTATGGATTTAGATGGAACGCTGAATTTATTTTAATTGGTTATAAAAATAAACCAAAATTATGGCCAAAGAGAAAATTAATCCCATTAGTATTCCAAGCAGAAAATATTAAACACAGCAAAAAACCAGACAAATTTTATGAAATGATAGAGGTTCTAGGAGACAAAAGAATAGATATATTTGCAAGAAATCAACGAATTGGCTGGGATGTATGGGGTAATGAAGTATGAAATACGACCCAAAACAAGAAAAGCAATTAATGACCGAGCTATGGTCAATAAATATTAAAGATGATCCATATAACTTTGTTAAGTTTGCTTTCCCATGGGGACAAAAAGACACCCCCCTTGAACATTTTGATGGGCCTCGTAAGTGGCAAGAAAAAATTTTGCGAGATATTACAACTCATATACAAAGAAACAACAGTATAGAGTTACCAGAGATGTTCAGATTAGCTGTAGCATCTGGTCGTGGTATTGGTAAATCAGCATTAGTAGCTTGGTTAATCATTTGGATGCTTTCAACAAGGCTTGGTGCAACTATTATTGTTACCGCCAACACCGAACAGCAGCTTAGATCAAGAACTTGGGCTGAATTAGGTAAATGGCTCACCCTCGCCATCAATTCTCATTGGTTTATGAAAACTGCTACCACAATTAAACCTGCTGGGTGGTTTCAAGAAGCACTAGAGAGAGATCTAAAAATCGATACCGGGTACTATTACGCCCAAGCGCAGTTATGGTCAGAAGAAAACCCAGATGCTTTCGCTGGTATTCACAGCTCCTACGGAGTTTGTTTAATCATGGATGAGGCATCAGGTATCCCCGCGCCCATCTACTCGGTTTCTGAGGGTTTCTTCTCTGAGCCTACCAAAGATCGTTATTGGTTTACTTTCTCCAACCCGCGCCGCAACACTGGGCCATTTTATGACTCTTTTCACAGCAAACGCAGTTTTTGGCAGTCGCTACAAGTAGACTCACGCACAGTCGAAGGCACTGATCAAAAGCTATTTCAAACCATGATTGAACAATATGGCGAGGATTCAACAGTCTCCCGCGTAGAAGTCATGGGTGAGTTTCCAAAAGCTGACGATGATACTGTGATATCTATGGAACTTATACGCGCAGCAGTAGATCGTGATGTCGCCCTCACCGCCAGCGAACCCATAGTTTGGGGTTTGGATGTTGCTAGATTCGGTGGCGATAATTCTGCCTTGTGTGTGCGCCAGGGTAATACAGTTTTAGAAATAAAATCATTTGCTTCTATGGATTTAATGCAGCTTTGTGGTGTGATTAAAAATCGCTACGATGATGCGACTGTGATGGAACGCCCACAAGAAATATTAGTCGATGTGATTGGACTTGGCGCGGGCGTGGTGGACAGACTCAGAGAACAAAATTTGCCTGTGCGTGGGATTAATGTATCTGAGTCACCAAGCAGTAGAAAAAACTATTTGAACTTACGCGCTGAGTTATGGTTTGCGATAAAAGAATGGTTGGCGCAGCGTGATTGCCGACTTCCTATTGATGATGAGCTTGTCTCGGAATTGGCTGCGCCTCTCTATAAAT